ATGGGCCGCGTAGGCTGGGACAGCATGGGCAATGAGGCTCCAGATGACGAAGGGTAAGACACCCAAGGCCGATGGCCTCTGGAAGCCATTTTCCTCATATGTGGATCGCTTTGGCTGTCTGCATGTGAGGGAAGTGCCGCGCGGCCAGAGAGAGCCGGCGAAAGAGTATTGCAGGCGTGTTGCACGGTGCTACACGTTGCAAGCGGGTATCAAGTACCGTAACCAGCGGCTGAAGGAACATCACGCGGAAGGCAAAAGCGTAGAAGAGCTTGGTTTGCTTTATGGGCTGAGACAGCAACAGATCAGGGAATTGCTGTACAGCATGGGGCTAGAAAAGAGGCCTGAGCCGCCAAAGCCGATGACACCGTCTATCAAGAGCAGGATCATCCGCATGCGTCAGGCAAACAAAACCTTCGCAGAGATCGCAAGCGTCACAGGCATGGAATATCACAGAGCTGCTCCGGTATGGGCAGAGTATGAGAGAAAAAAGCTCATGCGTGAGTTCAGGGCTGAAAGAAAGCGCAAAAGAAAAGAACTGTCAGGAATAGCAGCAAAGCCTCCTTCAATCCTCGAACATCTGGAAGACTTCGATGCCTAAAAAGAAAATAGAGCAAGAAGCTGTAAAGGAAGAGCCTGACAAGGCGCTGACTGTGCGCAAGGTTGGAAGGCCAGCCAAGTACATCTATTCAGAGGAACTGACGAACTCGATCTATGATCTCATGGTCGAGGGAAAAGACATGGTTCAGGCTTGTAATGAACTTGGTCTAAATCGAGGGACAGTTTATCGGTGGAAGGATCAATATCCTGAGTTTGATTCATTATGCGCACGCGCACGCGAAGCCATGATGGAGAAGCGGATCAGCGATCTCCGCACTTCGATCAACGAATACGAAACGAAAAAAACTGATCCGACTTATTTGAAGATCAAGTTGAGCTTTGAGCAATGGAACGCAGAGCGGATCGCGCCTCGCCTGTATGGGCAGAAGAACAGGACTGAGATCACCGGCAGGGATGGCAATCCGATCCAAGTGCAGCAGCACAGCATCATCGACAGCCGCAACCTGACGCAGGACGAGCGGGAGATGCTCAGACAGGTTCTGCTGGCCGCTCAGAGCCGGGAGGAAGGCGATGAAGACGAATGACGTTCTGGAGGCTTTAGGCGACCTGTACGGGCTCTCCCGCGATCCTGTGGTGCTTGACGCCATGGCTGAGATCGAAGGCCAGCGTGAGACCATTGCAAGGCTCGCCGGCATGGTTATGGCAAACGTGCTTCTGGTCGAGCGGCTCTTTAAGGCTGGGCATTTGACGGAGGAGGAGTTCATCGCCTTCAGCAAGGGCTCGCAGGCCTATCTGACGGACTGCGGAATTCCGGTGCGCGACAATAAGGCGGTCATACGGGGCCTCAACTGATGCGTAAGCCGGTTTCTCGCCGGCATTGGAAGAAACGATGGCTGAAGGGCCTATGGCTTCCTACGGTGGTTATACGGGCCTACAAGCTATCCCCGCCTGATGGCTACATCGAGCAACCCCATCCAGAAGAGCGTGGCTTCTGGCGCATTGTGAGGGCCGACAATGACCAAGCAGAGAAAAGGCAGGATGAAGCTATCGATCTCCCAAATCTTGCTGGCGATGGCGAGCAAGTACAAAGACGATGAGCTGAAGCGCATTGCTGTTTACGTCGAGGACTTGGAAGAGCAGATCGCCTATTTTAAAGATATTGGCGACGTGACGTTTAGGTACGTCAAAGCCTATTCCCGCATGCGCATGGCCTTGCTGATCCTGTCTGGCAGGACATCGCTGGGCGATAAGATCACCAGCCTGCACCTTGCGCAGAGGTTTGCTGAAGAAGCATTGGAATACGCGGATGAAGAATAGCATGTGAATACTATGTCATGCTGACATGCTGAAGACTGTGGATGCAGCGTTGCTCTTGTAAAGCCGCGCATTTACAGTCTTTGCAGATCAGAGGGGGTTTGCATGGCTGAGATTAGGATCACTGGCTTTGATGGAATTGAGCGCACGCTGACTGAAATGCGTGAGCTTATCCAACTGATGGTGTATCGGCAGAAGATGCAGCCTGAGAAGGATGCGCTGATGAATTGCATCAACGCAATGCAGTCTGCAGTTGAGAGTGTGATCCTCGCTTATGAGGAGCTTGCTGGTGGACAGACGCCGATCAGCAAAGAAGCGCGTCACGCGATGAATGCTGCGCAGATGCTGAAGCATCAAAACGGTGCAGTGCCGTGGTTTGAATGGACATTCCCTGAAGAACAAGATGGACAGAAGTTTGATACAGCAACGCGCGGCCAGCCGTTCGCGAAGACAACGCGCCTTGTGAAGAAGACAGCGCCTGCGAAAAAAGCACCGGCAAAGAAGGGCAAACGCAAATGACTGACGAAGAATTGGAACATATGAAGCGGACGGTTCATGATCTTTGCGGTGTTGTCCTTCGCCTGCAGATTGACCTCAACGGAAAGCCTGATCTACGCGACCAGTTCGCGATGGCTGCGTTGACTGGCTTGGTTGTAGCCAACTACGGCAGAAAAGACATTGACCCGATGGATGTTGCATCGTGGGCTTACGGCATTGCCGACGCCATGATGGAGGCGCGGAAATGATTGATATGGAAGAAATTAATCGCGACCCGTGGCCGACTTATCCGGTCAACAAGGACGATCTGCGCAAGGTTCGCGACAGGATGGTAGACCTTATCCTGCGCGTTGAAGATTTGGAGGCTGCCTTGCTTCAGATCATTGAGGCTCCGCCCTCCGCAAACCCGCAGGACATCGCCCGCAAAGCACTGCGAGGTATGAAATGAGCGAGAGTTTCATTTGGGTCCGCTGTGGCGACTGCGAGCATAGGTGGATTGCTGTGCATCTGCCCATGACGATTGAAAAAGCTGCCACGATCATGAAGCGGCTGATCTGTCCGAAATGCGCGGAGACTGGCAAGATTTATATGTGCGAGGGCGTGTGATGACAGATGACGAAATATCAAAAGTGTCGCGTGATGCGTTTACATATGGCACGGGCTTCATGCGCGATGGCAAGCATGTGCCGTTGGAAGATGTGTACATGACAGTAGAAGATGTTGTGACCGACGATCTTGTGAAGCGGCTGCTGGACAGTGCGCAAGCATGGGACAGTCAAGGAGAGTGCGGCCTCGCAACGCTAGAGCGTGAAGCCGCCTATTGCATTAAGGACCAGCAGAAACGCATTGAGCAACTGGAAGCGGCGCTGCGTCTTGGCGTTGATATGCGCGAAAAGCAGAAAGCTTATTTCAAGCGCCGTTTTCAGGATGTGCTGTTGGATTGCAAGAAAGCAGAACGTGACTTTGATGTCTCCGCACTTGCAGCACTAGGGGAGAAGAAAGATGGATGATCTTGTGAGGCGGCTGCGCGAATACGCGGACTATCGCGCGACAGCGGACGATTTGAGCCGCTGTCTGTTTTCAGCAGCCGACCGCATTGAGAAACTGGAATATTTTCTGAAAGTGCGTGATGACTTCTTAGACAAGCATTACTTATGGCAGGAGCTTGTTATCTCACTAGGGGAGAAGAAGTGATGAGAGTTTTAGATAAAACTGTTCAGATGAACGAAGATTTCAAGCCTGTCTTGCTGATCACGCTGGAGCTTCCGCTGACACTAAACGAGGGAGTTCACATGAAGGGCAAAGACTTCATGGATGCGTTTTATGAAGCCATCAAGGTCTATGAAGATCAACAAGCAACGGAGAAGAAAGATGACTGACATTGAAGACGTATTTCCAAAAGGAGAAATGGCTTTTCTAGACAAAGCTCAATACTGGGAAGCGCAAGCATCAATGTGGCACGAGAATTATAAGGAAGCGATGAGGCATGAGGAAGAAGCTCGTCGCTATAAACTTGCTTTGGAAAGAATACGCGACTCTGGTTATGGAACAAAAGAACGTATTCGATTGATAATTAAAAAAGCACTAGGGGAGAAGACAAATGATGCTTCAACTTAATCCTCCGATCCCTGTAGAGACACCAAAGGGCAAGGCTCTTGCACATGTGCTGGTGGACTATGGCGCGGAATACGATCTTCTCTGGGTGTGCTTCCAAGACGACAAGGAATGCTGGACTTGGAGAAACCAAGACATCCGCGCAGATGAGAACATCACCATGGGCCGCAAGCGCACATGACACGCTTTTGTATGACACAGGATTCCGTGGTAGACTGACATCATGACACATCGCCTGATTAAAAGCGGATGGCATTACTCGTTTGGCTGGCTTCGTCGCCCGGAGCTAGACGACGCGAATGGCTATTGCTACGAGGCTCCTGATGGCGATCTGATCTTCACGACGAAGGCAGGACACTCTGTCAGGCTTTACCTTGACTGCCTCGAGGACGAGGCGACAGGCGAGCGTTATGTAGCCTTCACGCGGCTTCCTATCAGGCGATGGGCAAGGGCCAGCAAATGAAGATGCTGGAGCTGGAAGGCAAGCGCATCTCGATAGAGCAACAGCTCTTTGATTTAGATCGCGCAGATGCAGAAGCTTCTCTCGCTGAGTTTATTCGGCAGGCTTGGCATGTGATCGAGCCGGGATCGCCTTACATTCACGGCTGGCATATCGATTTTATTTGCGAGCATCTTGAAGCGATCACCAACGGCGATGAGCTGCCTGATGGTTCGCCTTACAATCGGCTGCTGATCAACGTGCCGCCGGGCACAATGAAATCGCTCATTACCAACGTGTTCTGGCCTGCATGGGAGTGGGGTCCAAAGAACATGCCGTGGCTGCGGTATGTCTGCGCTGCGCACAAGGTTGAGAACCTATCTGCCCGCGACAGCCGGCGCATGCGTCAGTTGATTACCGGTGAATGGTATCAAGAGCGTTGGGGCGACCGTGTGAGCCTTGCGAAGGATCAGAACGAGAAGCTTAACTTCCAGAACAGCGTGGGCGGTTTTAGGATTGCCACAGCCATCACGAGCCTCACCGGTATCCGTGGTGACCGGGTGATCATCGATGACCCTCACAGCGTGGATTCAGCGGCCTCTGAGACGCAGCGAGAGACTGAGGTGACGACGTTCCTCGAAGCGATCCCGACGCGCCTCAATAACCCTATTAAGAGCGCCATCGTTGTGATCATGCAGCGCCTGCATCAGGACGATGTCTCAGGCGTCATTCTCGACAAGGGGCTGGGCTACGATCACATCATGCTGCCCATGCGCTACGACCCTGTCAGAGCCGCTCCGACGAAGCTTGGCTACGAAGACCCTCGTGAAGAGGACGGGGAGCTTCTATTCCCTGAGCGGTTCCCGCTGGAGATCGTGGATCGCGACGAGCGTGCCATGGGTCCGTATGCGACTGCCGGCCAGCATCAGCAGGAACCGGCTCCGCGTGGCGGTGGCGTCATCAAGCGCGATTGGTGGCAGCTATGGGAGCGCGATAAGTTCCCGCCTCTGGACTATGTCATCGCGTCGCTTGATACCGCTTACACGACCAAGACAGAGAACGACTTCAGCGCCATGACCATCTGGGGCATCTTCAGCGGCGGCGATCAGGTGGCCGTTGCGACGCGTCAGATCACGCCTGACGGTGATCTCGTCAGTGCTGTAAGGCGCACATATACGGAAGAGCACCCAAAGGTTGTGATGCTCTGGGCGTGGCAGGAAAGGCTTGAGCTGCATGAGCTTGTCGTCAAAGTTGAAGACAGCATGCGCAAGTTCAAGGTTGACAAATTGCTGATTGAAAATAAAGCCGCCGGCATCAGCGTCGCGCAGGAATTGCGTAGGCTTTTCAACCATGTAGACTTCGCAGTTCAACTAGTTGATCCGAAATCGCAGGACAAGCTTGCGCGTGTGCATTCGGTTGCGCATTTGTTTGCAGAAGGCCTGATCTACGCGCCTGATCGTGCTTGGGCTGACAACGTTATCAAGCAGTGCGAGATATTCCCGAAAGGCAAAAACGACGACTTGGTGGACACGGTCAGCATGACCCTGAAGCACTTGCGTGAGACCGGCCTGCTTGTGCGTGGTCCTGAGTGGACGGCTGACATTGAATCGCAGATGCAATTCAACGGCTCGCCGCCTGCGCCGCTCTACAATGTTTAGGATTGTAGCTTAGGGGCTGAAACTTTAATCCACCTCGCGTTGATTGTAGTTACCTTCAATTCCGGCAGTCCCATATTTACGGCAATGTGCTATAGTGCCCTTACGGTTCACCGGGGGAATAAATGGCACAGGTTCTGGCAAGCGCCATCGTTGACGTATTGAGGCCTGCGACTCCGCAGCGGATTGGCAACTTTCGCGTGGAGGTATGGGGCAAGGCTCCATATGATTACGTTCGTCACTATGAAATCATGGCAAAAAACGATACTATAGCTGCCCAAGAGGGCATCCGTCGCTTTGTAAAAGAGATGGAAGAACTGCCCGTCGAAGGGAATTAGCTCATGCCGATGACGCCGGGTCTCAAGCCTAATATCCGCGAATTGTTTCCTGCTGTAGACCCTATGGCTGCAGAGGACGACGGTTTGGAGGTTGTCATCGATGAAGGTGGCCCGGAGATAGAAACGTCAGATGCCGGCGAAATCCTGCGCATTGAACATCCCGATGGCTCGGTGACGATCTCGCTTAACGGCAAAGGCCTTGGCGAGAAGGACGACACTGCAGAGCGTTCGCGCGAATGGTTCCGCAATCTTGTCGATGAGATTGACGAAGGCGATCTGGTCAGCATTGCGAACGAATTAATTCGCGGCATTGATGACGACATAACCAGCCGCAAGGAATGGGTTCAGGACCGCGCTGAAGGCATCAAGCTTCTTGGCCTCAAGGTTGAGCTTCCGGGTTTGCAGGGAGCCACAGACGGCGCTCCCGTTGAAGGCATGAGCAAGGTTCGCCATCCGCTTCTTCTTGAGGCGGTTTTGCGTTTTCAGGCCAATGCACGCAGCGAGATGCTGCCAACCGATGGGCCGGTGAAGGTTCGCAATGATGCAAATGGATCAACGATCCAGCAGGACACGTTTGCGAATGCTCTTGAGAAAGACCTGAACCATTACCTAACAGCCGTTGCGAGCGAGTATTATCCTGATACTGACCGCATGCTGTTGATGCTTGGTTTTGGTGGCACTTCTTTCAAAAAGATTTACTTCTGTCCGCTGCGCAACAGGCCTGTCAGCGAGTCTGTCGATGCCAATGATCTGAT